ACGCCGGTCATCAAAGTCGTAACCATGGCTATTTCCTTTTCCAATGGGGCGCGCTAAGAAGCCGCCCATGAGCGAAGTATGGAAGCCGATACCGGGCTATGAAGACTGCTACGCCGTCTCCGATCGTGGGCGGGTCAAACGCACGGCCCATGTAGGCTATTGGGCCAAGCGCCCGCCAAAGCCGCTCGCTCCGCGACCGAAGCGCGACGGTTACGTGACCTTCCACCTTTGCAAGGACGGCATCCGTAAAGACCGCCACGCCCATAGACTGGTGTGGGAGGCTTTCAACGGGGCCGTACCGGCAGGGATGGAAATCAATCACCTCAATGGGAACAAGGGCGACAATCGGCTGACAAATCTTGAGGTCTGTTCACGATCCCACAATTTGCAGCATTCCTTTCGCGTCTTGAAACGCCCGCCTCCGAACAATCCGAACTACGGCAGCAAGAACGGCGCCGCCAAGCTCACGGAAGCAGACATCCCCCGCATCATCGCCCTGTATCAGACTGGCACTTATCACCAGCGACACTTGGCGGAAATGTACGGGGTTTCCCAGCGGATGATCAGTCTCATAGTCAGGCGTGAGAAATGGCAGCATGTTGCGCTGCCATCCGATTGATGGTATAGAAGCCAGTGATTTCTTCTATCAGTCTGATACTGAATTGAAAAAACCCGTGGCCACGCCCCATTGTTTGAGGTTTGTGCCTGCAGCCGATGATTTGGGGTGGCGCTTAAACATCTTCCCTACTCCGTAAGCTGCTTCAATTCCAGTTCCGGTCACAAAACCGTAATCATCTTCTTTACGGAAAGTGGGTTTCGCCATTTGACCGTAGGCGATACACACCGCTTGCTGGCCGCAGAGAAACACCGGCTCGACACGAGACGTGCCGCCGCCGGCGGTCAGCAAGTTTGTCCACACGTTGGTCACGAACAGCGAAATCTCCGGCACGAGGCGGACCACGACGCCATCCCACAGCAGATCCCCGTCTTGGAATAACGGGTTATCGGGAGCACCGTTGATCTCGCGTCCTTCACGCGCACGCGCATTAGTGTTCGCCGAAACCATCGTCGGGTCCATCTTGAGATCCCGGAAGGGATTGAGCCCGGCGAAACAGACGAAGTACTCATAACCTGAGCGTGTTTTGTAGGGTCTAATGCGCGGATTGGCTCCCATCGCCACTCGCTTGAGCAACGACAGGTTAGCCGCCGTGAACTTGTCGGAGGTGGCGTCGACAAGGCCGAGTGCGGTGGCATGCACGCCACTCACCGCATTGGCGGTGCTGGCACCGTAGAGGATGCGGTCGGAATTGGCGACGGTCCATGTGTTGCGATCCGCCGCGAGCGCCAGATCGTACTGCAGGCCGTTGACGCGGGTGCCGGCCGCCGGCTGGCTCTCCGATGGCAGCGCCATCAATGCCGCGATGATCTCGTCGCGGGTAACTTCCGACAACCAATCCGACAACAAAGGTTTCGCCTCGCCGAAGATATCGGCACTATCCTTTTGTTGCTCGGCTTTGGTAGTAGCTACTGCGTTCCTTATCCATTCTATCCATATTCTCATTCCATAATCGTCTATCTTTTCTTCATTCCCGACCAAAGGCCCGGTGCTAACACCGAGGCCCTGCAACCGGGTAACCAGCGGGATATTCATCACCTCGCCGCCGCCTTTCAGCTCCATTTTCTTGCGAATGATGGCGTTGAGATCCTCGCCCATGTAGGGCGAGAACATGTTTTCCCGCACCCATTCCTTGTTGATCTGCTGGGTAAACTTGATCAGTTTATTGTTTTGCTGAACGTCGGAGATGGCCATGGCCATGCGTCCTTTCGGTTAGGCCATCCCCGAAATGAAAAACCCGCCACAGGGGCGGGTGTTTTCAGATCAAAGCTATGGCCGGGTTTAGCGGTTGGCGAAGCTCCACAGGCTCTGGGAGCTTAGGTCGCCCGGCGCCTCGGTGCGGTTGGCGGTTGACGCCACCGACGAAAGCGAGGGCGGAAGTTGAACGTTGGGCGGATTACCTTGAGCACGATTGCCTTGCTGTTGCCGCGCGCGCAGCCGCTCCATCATGGCGCGTTGCGCATTCGGATCATCGAGCCATTTCTGCTGCTGCTGTTTCAGCCACGCATCTGGATCGGCGCCGATTGACGAATACGCCGTTACTTGCTTGTGCCATTTGACCAACTCGCCGTAGGGGTGGCCGCTTTGCATGATCTGGTTGAATACAAAGTTGCCTTGCGGCGTGTGCCGGAATTGCGCCATCGCCCCCAACGCCGCATCCACCACAGGCTGGGTGAATTGCGTATTGGCGAATTCGCGCGAGAGCCCATCCTTCATCTGCATCATGTAGTGGGTGGCTTCCTGACGCAGAGGATCCATCACCCGGGTGTTGAGATATTGATCCGGGTTGTCGAAGATGGTTTCCGGCTCTTGTGGCTGTTGCGCTCGCCGGTTGGGATCGGTCCGCTGCTGCAACTCCATCACCGCGCGCGTCAATTCTGCCGCGTGCGCCTCCAGACGTTGCCTTGCGTCACGTTCCGCCAGCAATTCGCGCAACGGCACCCGATGATCCTCCGGCTGCCGCTGCTGCGGCTGCCCCTGCGGCTTGGGCGCGAATTTCCCATCAGGGGCGCGCGGTTGCCCGGGCTGTTGCTGCTGTCCGGGTTGTTGCTGCAGGTCCGGCCGGGTTGACGGCACATCAGGAGTTTGTGTCGCGTCCGTTGCTCCACCCGTGTTTTGCGGGCTTTGCGACGGTGCCGGTGTCGGTGTCGGATCGCTGTTGGCGTGGTCAAATAGCTCTCTGTCACTAATGGTGTTGCCACTATTGGCAGAGGTACTCCCACCGAGTGGCTGCTCGATGCTCATGGTTCATCCTTTCACTGTTTCGTAGTGACTACGGGAACGCCAAATATCGCTTTGGCGACGCGATGCGGGCCCTTGGTGCGCGGCCCGTGCGCTCGGCTGTGTCGTCGCCGATTACGAAAGAAGGTTGAGCAGAAGCTCGATTGCTTCCTCGTCGTCGTCGGGGTCGTCGGTGACGATGGCGCGCTTGACGATCTTGCGCTGCGGTGGTGTCAGGCCAACTGCCTCCATCTTCGGCATCAGGTCGACCAGCGCCGGCGGTGGCGGTTGCGGAATTTGCGGAATTTGCGGAATTTGCTGCGCAGGTTGCGCAATCACCGCGTCGATCAGTTCCTCGATTTCGTCGCGCTTGCGCTCGGTCTCGCGTTCGCGCTCGCGCCGCCGGATCATCCGACCGCGGCTTGCCCCGCTCGGCCCGCCAACAAAGACGCTGGTCGGCGGCGCGACCGTTTCCTCTAACCAACCGGAAGCAAATCCAACCGGCACCACATTATTGAAAGACGTTGCGCCAAAATTTGCAGTGATCGCAGAACCGGCAACGCCCGTCGTGCCCCCAAAGGTACAAAACGGAACCATGATGCCGGGTGGGATTAGAATGCCGCCGGTATTGGTCGCCGGGTTGGCTGCAACGTCATTGTTCCAGTTGTTGGTAAACCGGCGAAACCAAACTTGACGGTTATCGAGATCGACCGCAACGCTGCCAAATTGCCCCACCGTTCCAAAACTCGTCAGCGTGATGGCGGTATTGACCCCATTCGCCCAAAGATTGCCGTTGTTGCGAAACGCTAGATTGCCGACCGTTGCTGCAGTAGGGGCGGTACCAAGATTGGGATAGGTTGAACCAATCGTGCAAATGCCAAATGCTGCGTTGACCCCCGAGTTAATGACCGTCTGCGTTATCTCGAAATAATGCTTGCCGATGGTTTTCCCGTTAGCATTGGCAACGCGGACACCTTGATTGGTCGAGGTGGTGCCGGTATTGGTCGCAACAAGGCCGCCACCTGAAAGGGTAACGGCAACGGCCGTTGCCGCATCCCAGGTGACCGCGCCCATCTAGTCCTCTACCACCACCGCACCGCCGATAACCTTGTCGGTGCGCGGATCACGATGAATGATAGCTTTGCGCGGCTTGTTGAGCCCTTGCAGCATGCTCTGATGCTGCGCCAGCGTTGCTAGAACCTCGGCGATCTGGCTGGGCATTTGGTTCTGCTGCTGTATTGCCTGCTCTGCCTGCCCGGTCTTGAAAATTTCGATTTGCATTTCGTTTCGCGCCTTCTCGCGCGCAATCTCCATCTCCGCTGCCGCCTTCTCGCGCTCCAATGCGATCTCAGCCATTACCCTCTCGCGCTCGGTCTGCTGATCGAGTTGTGCGCTCTGCTGTTTCATCGCCAGATCGGCCGTCGCCTTTTCCTTTTCCAGCGCCAATTTGGCCTGTCCGCTCTGTTGCTCCATCGCCAGCTTGGCCTGCGCTTCCGCTTGCTTCGGATCGGGCTGCTGCTGCTGCTCCGCACCAGCCTCGCGGAATTTCTTCTTCACGTCGGACGGTAGCGGCGAGGTCTCGATCAGCACCTCCATCGCCGCCTTGCTCGATGCCGGCGACAGCATCGGCGCAACCGCCGGAAGCGCATTCGAAATCGCGTCGTAGGTGTCCTGCATCAAGGTCACGGTGTCGGGGCCCTCGTCCAGAATGATGTCGACATCCAATTCGCCGATCTGGTTCACCGGCTGCGGCATGCCGTCAGGGCCGGGCACCTGGGCATTGATCTGCACGAATTGCGGCTCACCATTCGCATCAGTGACCCGGATCCACCGCTCATTGACCCAATAGCTCTGCGCGGCATTGAACAGCGAGCGGTAAACTCGGATTTTCCATGAGCGCAGGTTGGTCATGTACGGCCCGAGCTCGGCAATGCCGGCTTGCTGCAACAGCGCAATGGCACGGCCGGACGATCCCTTGCCCACATCACCGCCGACAATCGCGGCATTGGGGCCGAAATTCTCGATCTCCTGCGCAGCATCGCGCATGAATTCGAGTTGAGCCATCACCGAAGCCTGCTTGGCTTGGTCGTCAAACCTGATGTCATCGAGCCCGGTGTTGACCAGCACGATGCCGTCGGCCCGCGCCGCCTCCTGCCGCAATTTCTCGACGTTGAGGTCGGCCACCGCCGACTTGGTGGCGATAATCCGGCGATTACTTGCGTCGAATAGCCCTTTCGAGCGGCGCTGGTTAACCTCATCTTGTGGCGATTGCAGATGGCGCACGAAGCCGTAGCGGTCGCCGTCGTGATCCACTTGCGCCGAAAACATCAGGTACTTGGCAAACTGCTTGCCGTTCTCATCAGAGAACGGTGAGTTGCCCCGCATCAATATCTTGGAGCCGGTGAATAGCGCCCACTTCCAGCCGCCCTTTGACTTGTACCAAATGTCAACAAGCCTGACCTGATTGAAATCGCCATTAGCCTGGAACCATCGGGTGTCACGGTCGGAATTTTTGGTCAATTCCAGCGAGCTATCGCACGCCGCCTTGATGTCGTCTTCCATGCCGGGCAAAAGCTCGATCATCAATTCCTCATCGACATATTTGCCCATGCCGATATAGCGCGCGTCGGAAAAGTCATGCTTCATCGAGCGCGGGTCATAAAAAAACCCGTCGTTATCGACGGGTCCAAAGATCACATCATAGTCGGGCTCCATTGGCGGCCCGCCATTGTGGCCCATCCCCGGCATCATGCCCTGCCCGCCCTGCTTCGGCGGTGGCATCGGTTTCAGATCCAGCTCGATGCCGCCGATGCCGTCGACCGCCGCCGCCTCGTTCACCAGCGGCGCCACCTCGTTCCACTTGTTGCGATCCAGCAGATAGCGCAGCACCGCAGTGGCAAGGTCGGCACCGGCCTGATGCTGCGGCGTGCGCGGATATGCCTTCGGGTCTTGTTTGAGCCGTTCCACCAGCCCGACGATGCCGTCAATCTTGCGGCCGATCTTGTTGTAGGTCACCACCGGTTGCTTACGATCGTTGAAGGTTTTGATCTGGTCGGATGTCCATTGCGCGCCGTGGCGATAGCGTCGCGCCTTCTGCTGCTCTTGGATTTCCAGCGTCTTGTTGTCGAGATAAGTGGTGTAGGCGTTGATGCATTTTTCCAGCGGCCAAAAGCCGTCCTTGTCCTCTTCCTGCGGATCGGTGACCGGCGCATTGCGGCCGGCCGCCGAGCCGCCCTGCGGATAACCGCCGCCCTTGATCGAGAGGACGTTGCTGATGGCCATTGCTATTCCTCGTCAGTATCTTTGCCGGCCGATCGACGTGGGCGGCGTTGCCGCGCCTTCGCGCTTGCGCTTAGGCTTGGGCGCAAGCTGGCGGATCATCCGGCCGCGACTAGCACCGCCGCCGGTGTAACCGCCGAGCGACGGTAGCAGCAGCGGCGGCGGCGCATCTCCCCAACTCGTAAACGTGGACGGCACCGCTCCGAAAAAAGCAGAAGCACCGAAATTCATGGTTATGGCGTCGGGATTGTTGAGGCCCGCTGCGAATTTAATATAAGGAGAGAAAGGAACGGTAGCGGCAAAGCTCACACCACCTGTCCCGGTGGATGGATTGGCTGCCCCATCTCCGTTCCAGTTGCCATTCTGTCTGCGGAACCAGGCCAATCTGGCGCCAAGGTCCATGGCCATCGCAAAGATGTCATTTAGCGCCACCGACCCGATCGTCTTGCCCGATGGGGTTCCGTTGTTAAGGACTGAGGAAGAGGCACCTATAGCAACAACAATGCCAGTGGTATCAAGATTGAAAACGATGGTGCCTTCCGGTGCGATGCCGATCAGAGTGTTGGTCGTGATGGTATTTTGTATAATAAACTCAAAATAGTATTTGCCGGTAGTATATTTGCTTGTGCTGTAAACGCCAGTCGCACCGCTGCCGCTGTTGCGCGTAACGGTCAGATTGCCGTTGGACATCGTTACATTCAACGGTGTCCCGTCAAGGGTCACTTCTGCCATTCGCGCTGCTCCATCAATACGTCCGCCAGTCCCCGGGCTGCTCGCCGCGCGGGTGGATCTGGGCGTAGCCGCTCACGTCTTCCGGCTTGGGCGTTTCCTTTTCCTTCGCCCACGGCCGCGACATGCAGGCATACCTAGCCGTATCGCCACAATGATCTTCGCTGTCGGTCAACACGTCTTCCGGCCGGTCGGGATCATGCTGCAGGAACGGCACGGTGCGGATGAAATCCACCGCGGTGGAGAACACCACCATTAGGGGATGGCCGTCGTCGTTGCCTTCCATGCGCCAGCGCATCACATCCCAACCGCCGGTGTGCCTGGCGCCGCGCGTGTGAACGCGGGAATTGTCGGCCCGGCGAAACCACACCTTGCCCTCGGAGCCCGTGCCCATCCGCTCGGCGATCGACGGCCCGCCGTCTTGAATGAACGCCGAGGGATCGAGCACGCCGTAGGCAATCTCTTCGCCCTCTTCCCGCTTGCGGATGCCCTTGCCGACATCATCGGCATTCATCTTGATGCCGACGTTGGGCTCACCCGGCTTTTGGCCGTACCATTCGCGGTAGAGCACCAGACAGCCGCGCGGCAGGAACTTGCCGCCGTAGGTGCCATCGTCCGACACCACCGCCCACCATTGGACGCAGAACGGGTGCGCGGAGCCCCAGTCCATCGCGCGGAAGCGCAGCCATTCCTTCGGGATCTCAAACGGTCGCACCACATGCCGCGCGGTGCTCCAACAATCGAAGAAGGCGCCGAGCGTAACGC